GCCGTCACAATCCGCCACGGTTAGAGTCACAAACTATCTGCGCCAATGATAAGCGGCCCTGCTATCACGTTTCGCAAGCGAGCGAAGCGAGCGCCGCGAAAAAGCCCGGCACAGTGGCCGGGCCGTTGATCGGTGGGCGCTGGAATCAGTCACCCCACCAGAACTGCGCAGCCCAGGCATCCAATACGCCGGAACCGATGGCGCGGTATTCAGCCCACGGGGTGCCCCAATCTTGGTATTCCATACGGGCAGACTCTGGGCAGTTGAAGCGCCCCAATTCGCCGACAATCCGTAAGCCGGGGCCTCCAGTGCTCAACAGGATGCAGAACTGGGCAGGCTTGAGCGGTTCGCCTAGTTCGCTCCAGTGGCTGCGAACTGCCAGGCTTAGCGGCGATTCTTGGATCTCCTCCCGGATAGCCTCATAAGCCGCGTCCGAGTCTTGGCAAGCAGTCTTAAGACGTTCCAGTTGCGAAAGGATTGTTTCGCACCATGCTGCGGCGTTGGCTGCGGCGTGGTTCTCTGTTGTGGTTGTGGTCATGGGGTGAGTCCTAGTGGTTGGGGTCTCGTGTGCAATGGTAGAACCGCTAGCGGCCCGGCGTCAAGGGTGCCAGTTAGCGGCGGCGGTCACCGCATCCCAAACAGTGTGGGGGCGGTGGTTGTAGGTATAGTCCACCAGCTGGCCCAGGATCTTGTACTGGCGCTCCATGGTGTCGTGGGCGTCGATGTAGCGGCCCGAGCGGTGGTGGGCAGACATGCAGACGATCCAAGCGGCGTCGAATTTGGCGGCATGGTGCCGGGTGACATCCACCAGCTGCTGATCGGTGAGCTGATCGAACAGGGCTTGTGGGTGCGGTGTTGCGGTGTGCATGGCAGGGTTTGCCGAAGTGCCCCCATACTGTATGTCATAGGTAGCGATTTCGCAAGATTGCACCCGGTGCTACTGTTTAACGGCACACCCCAACCCAGGGACCCATGCCGCCTGACTTTGGCAACCGACCGCTAGGCCCGCTCCAGCGGAACTGGCTCAACTTCCTCCGCCGCAATCCCGGCCCGCACTTTGTGGCGATGCCCCAGCGTGATCACCGAATCGCGGAATCGCTGCAGGCCCGGGGCCTGATCACGATGGCCCCAGCTGCCATCACCGACCCTAAGGGGCTCCCGGTGTACACCCTCGAAGCGGTGGAGGCGCCCCAGCCATGAGCGGCGGCGAATGGAACACCACCAGGGAACGGAAGCGTTCCAGGGAAGCGGAGCGCGAAGCTGCCCGCCGCCTCAAGATCGAATGGGCAGACAAGCTGTGGCTGGCCCAGAACCACCCCTGTGATGATGCGGTGCTGGCGTGGCTGTCAGAGCACCGGGGGGAAGCCTCGAAAGTAGGCTCCAGCCGTTGGAACCTGGAGACCTTGCCAGACCTTCACAACAGGCAGCAGAAGCTGCGGCAGGTTGCAGCGTTCCAGGCGGTTTTAGATCGCGCCAGTATCAGCCAGCAGACCCTCACTGCTGAGGCGGTGCTGGCGGCTGGGAGTTTTCCCCAGAATCCCCAGATTGAATCTGCGGGAACAGAAAAACGCCGCGCCAGGTCTGATAAGGGCAAGGCCCGGCCATCCCGCCGGCGTTCCAGCTAGGTCTGACCTTTAAGGGCACAGGTTCGCCAGTAGGCAGCCTGTGCCTCTTCTTTTGTCTTGAAGCTGCCTAAATACGTGTTCACTCCATCTATGTTGATCTGGGCTCGCCAGTGCCTGTGCTCTTTGTTCCAGTAGGCCCCAGCGAAGTTGCGGCGGTTCTGCTGGTTGATGCGGCAGGTTACATCCCGCAGGTTCCAAGCTCGATTGTCTGTGGGGTCGTGGTTGATGTGGTCGATCTCATGAATGGGCCATTCACCAGTGCACCACGCCCATACCACCCTGCCGTAAGGTCGTTGAATGGGCCTGCCGTTGTACCAGACAGTCATCCGCAGGTAACCCTGGCGGTTCTTGAATCCTTTAACCGGCTTTCCAGTTGTCCTGCTGATTAACTTCCCAGTGAATGGGTTGTAATCGTATAGATCCCACAAGCGTTGAATGGGGATCTGGCGTACTACAGTGGTCATGACGGCCTGTTAGAGAGGTTGTCCGGCCTGAGGTGGTTCCAGCCACGCTCAGGCAACCATTGTACCAGTGGATCTCAAGCTGAGACTTGAGTGGGATTCTGGAGAGCTGCGTAATACTGCTCCACCCTGGTCATGAATGACTCCTCAGCCTGTTCTAGTTCGCTTGTAGTCATCCAATGAACGTTAGGCTTGCCACAACGCCGGGCTAAAACAATAGCTGCCCCAGTGGGTTTGAGGCCTGTTAAATGTTTCAAGCCTAAAGAATAAGCACCACACTGGTCAATATATGAATGGCCGGGAGGTAAACGTTCCAGGCCATCTTCGTCCGGTTTAGTTTTTCTGGAGACACTTGTTTTCCAGTCCATAAGAACCAATGCACTGTTTTTTATGCCTAGTAGTGCATCACAGGTGCCCGCAAATCCTGCTGGATGATGTATAGAAAACTCACTGGCGAAAATTTCGGTGACGTTTTCAGCGATCCAGTCACACAAACCCCTGGCGTAACCTGCTGCGCTCCAGCCGACTCTGGGTACGTTTGGACGGACGCGGTTTAGAGCCCACTTAGTAAGGGGGGCAGGAATCCGCGCCAAGCCTTGGTCGTCCCAGTGAATGGCATTGCGTTTGTTGGCTGCAGATCGTGCCAGCTGCATGGAGCACTTCAGTAAATACTCCGCCTGACTGTGGGCCATGTTGCCTCGGGTGGCGGCAACGTTGCGCTGGCAGCTTGCCTCGACTGGTCCCAGGCGGGCTTCCCAACGCTCCAGCCCGGTTTTGTCGCTTGTTTCCTTCAGGATGTGTGTAACACTATGGTATACATTACCTTTGATGTCCCGGTAGACCCGGAAGGGGCCTGAATTATCTTGCTCCAGCCTCCACTTACGCAGTCCTGCCAGCGTGTCTTGGGTGTTGGAGGCCATGAAGTTATTCTTTCCCAATCTGATAATACCAGTAAAAAGCCCCCTGGGTTAGAGGGGGCGGTGAGATTTAGCTAAAGCGGCTAGTCCAGTCCCCGCAACCGTCGGAATTAGACACAGAGGGCCAATCAGTCCAACGGGTTAAATCGGCAGCGTTTACCGATGAGGTGTAGGGAAAAGGTGCATGTCTGTGGCATGTACCTGAGTCGCCTTCTACATAGACCTCGGAATCAAAATCCCATCCCCAACGGCAGGTGTAACACTTTTGATCTTCGGTCATTGTCAGGCAGCCTTGAAGGGGTTGCCTCCCGTGAGAAGTCGGGAGATGTCGAAGCCTTCGGCCTTGGCTTCCAGCCAAGCGGCATCGACGTGCTCTTGGCTGCCCTTCTTGCGGGGGACTGGGCGGACGGTGTACTCGGTGAGCAGGCCGCTGCCCTTCTTGCTGATCGTGAAGTCCCACTCCAGCAGGTTCTCGTAGTCCTCCATCTGGGAGATCTGGTCGATTTCCTTGAGGATGGACTTTTGGGTGATCTGCAGGACCTGGACTTTGCCGGACTCGTAGTTGTAGACCGGGCAGGCGATGGCAAACTTCACGTCGGCGGTGCCAGGGCCGCCGCGGCCTTCGCGGGGCTCGAACTCGCCCATCTCAGTCGTCACGTCCTCGATGGTGGGCTCGTAGTCAAAGCGGAAGGGCTTGGAGGCGCCGTTGGCTTGGCCCCAGCACTCGTAAAACTCCAGGGGTTCGTCGGTAAGGAGGGCGAACCGTACGGAGCCGCCGTCGGGGAGCTTGCTGAGGCTGAGGTAGCCGCCGCCGGTGCTGTTGGACGTAACAGCAGCAGAGGCTTGCTTGGAAAGGAAAGGCATTGGTGTTTCCGGTGTTTTGGTGGTCGCCCGAGGGCAACGTCTATGACAGTAACACGGGATTGACGGGACGGCTAGCCTAGTAAAACGCCCCAGCCGCGGAAGGCGGCCAGGGCGCAAGTCAAACATTCCTGTAGGAGTCTAACACTGTGTCTCGTGCGACGCAAGAGCTGTTGAATTTCGTGCGCCAGTTGCCGGAGGGCATGGCGTACGCACCGATCTACCGCGCTGGCAGCAAGCTCCAGTCCGGCAAAGAGTCAAAGGGCAAGGCGCCGTTGGAGCGCAGCCACCATCAGGTGTTGAATCCGGCTGACGTTGCTCTGCAGATTGAGCGGCGGCCTGAGGTGTTCCAGGCGGTGGGGGTTTTTACCGGGGCTCGCAGCGCGGGACTCGTGATTCTCGACGTGGATCGCAACCTTTCCAGGCTGCTGAAGAAGTGGGGCGAGACGCTGGAGGGGGCGCCAAAAGTCACCAGCACCAAGGCCAACGCGGCGAAGTATCTGTTTCGCGTCCCAGAGGCCCTGTGGGGCGATGTGAAGGGCTTTGGGCTGTCAGATACCGGAGCGGGGTATGAGGTGCTCTGGGGCCGTCAGGGGCTCCTCTACGGGGCTTATCCGGGCTCCAGTGATGGGAAGGCGCCGGCGGGTGAATACGGCTTTGAGGGCGATCTGGAGGCCATTCCAGAGGCTCCAGGGTGGTTGCTGGCGGAGATGCGCGATCACTCCGGTAAAGAGGTGGCTGATGGTGGCTTCATCAGGAACCGGAAGGCGCTGGATTTCTCGGATCGAGATCCGGCTGAGATTGCTGAGATTGTGCAGTCGGCGCTGAAAGTAATTCCAGGGCAAGGGGCTGGCAGCCGGGATCACTGGGTGAAGGTGGGGATGGCGATCCACAGCGAGTTGCCGACTGACCTAGGGCTGACGCTGTGGTCGGCGTGGTCTGCCGAAGATCCCGAATTTTCACAGGAATGGTCCGACGGCAATCCCTGTGAGGAGGTCTGGAAGAGCTTTCGGAAGGGGCCGGTGAGCCTGGGGACGCTGTTCTGGATGGCGGACCAGCAGATGCCGGGCCGGCTGTGGTTGTCGGAGGATCTGCGGAAGGTTGTGGCCGATGTTGAGGCCGATAACGTCACCAGGATTCGCCAGGTCGTCATCACCTACGCCGAGGTGATTCGGCGGGCGAAGGAGATCCAGCAGATTCAGAACCCGGCTGAGGCGGCTCACGCCATGAACGTGTTGGCGTTGGAGGCTGGGTATCGGGACGCTGGGGCGCTGGAGCGGCTGCTGATTGCCCAGATGCAGTTCGAGCAGCAAGATGACGAGATGGCCATGGACAGCCTGCTGGACAAGGATCTGCGGTTTGAGTACCTGATTCCTGATCTGCTGCCGTGCCCTGGGACCGTGATGATTCACGGCGCTGGTGGTGATGGCAAGTCCATGTCGGCCTGGACCATCGCCAAGCACGTTGCACGCGGGATTCCCTTCTCGGTGCGGGGTGATCTTGTGCCAGTGGAGCCGGGCTCGGTGTTGATCCTTAATGGCGACCAGTCCGAGGTGCAGGTCCAGCAGCAGCTGCGGGATCTGGAGTTCAGGAAGTCCGATCCGGTGACGGTGGTGATGGGGTGGGACCTGAACTGGTACTACCGCTTCGTCAAGTTGATCGAGAAGCACCGGCCCAAGCTGGTCATCATCGACTCGATCACCGGCTGCTCCAGGGGTTCGGCGTTCGACGAGAACAAGAAGGAGTTTGCGAGCCCGATCTATTGGCTGGCCAACAACAATGGGCGGCTTTTTCCGGCTTGCACGATCCTGCTGATTCACCATGCCAACAAGACCGGTGGCTTCCGGGGTTCCACGGCCATCAGGGACGCTGTGGATGAGGTGTGGGGCCTGCGGCGGCCTGACAAGAAGCAGGTGGAGCAGACCGGCTACAACGCCCGCCTCATCACCGTGGAGAAGTCCAGGGCTGGGCGCGATGGCAGCAAGCTGCTGATGAAGCTGGAGAGCGACCTCACCTTCTCCTTGGCGGACTACATGGAAGTCGACACCGAGAGCGCCGGGCCGGCTTCCATCGTGGATCGGGTGCTCCAGCGCGTTAGGGCGGCGTATCCGCGGTCTGTAAGCCGCTCTGACCTGGCTGCTGATTCCCTGTGTGGTGGAAGCGTCGCCGGGATCCGCAAGGCGGTCCAGCGGTTGGTCTCCAGGGGGTTGATTGAGGTGGCTGAAGAACGTCCCAGTGAGGGGGGTGGTTCTCCTACTGCTTTTTACCGTGCAATTACCTCGCGTGAAAAGCCTATAAATATGTGTCCCACTGGGGAAGAACCCAGTCAGGGACTGGAAAGTACAGTGGGACAGCCCTCCGACGTGTCCCACTGCTGTCCCACTGCTGGGGATGAGGTGGATTCACAGTGGGACAACCCCCAACCGTGTCCCACTGCTAATCCCAGTGATACCAAGGGATCTGCCCCAGTGGGACAGGTTTTGGAGGTATCCCCAAAGGGAGAGGAGCGTTCTGAGGCTGAGCTGGCCCACCTGATGGAGGAAGCCGCACGGCTCTGGGACTGATGGACAAGTTCAGACCGCCTAACTTTTTCCTAGGGCTCATGCGGGCTGCCGCGTGGCTGATCTGGAGAGAACCCGTGGCTAAACCTGAACCGCCTCAGCCGAAGCGTCCCAGGAAGCCAACCTTGGGTTACACCGTCGGTGACATTCCCTTCGATTTGCTGGCCGTGGTCCGCGTGCAGTGGTATCGGAGGGGCCGGGCGTATGAGGTTGAGGAGTACCAGATCGTTGAGTCAGACGATGCCCACGGGCAGTTTCACTACATCGTTGGGACGGCGCTCAAACAGGGCGCTGACGTCTGTGTTCTGACTCAGTACCAGCCGGAAGACCTGGGGGTTCCAGCGTGATTCCGCCGGTGGTGGTCTTTGGGCTGACGTGGCTGCTGGGGATGCTGGTAGTCACTGTCTACCTCACCCAATGGGCCACATGAAGAATTGCAACAGCCCGGCTGGACGCCCAGCTGGCTGTGTGCAACAGTAAGGGCACGCCCGCAACGGCGTGCCTTTTATTACTGATTGACATGGACGATTTCACCTGCACCAAAGTTGACAACACCAAGCTCAGCCCGTGGTACTTCGCCGTCCACTGGTCTGCGATTCAGCTCCAAGAAAAAATCGTCGATAGCGAGCGTCTCGGTGTAGACCCGACCTACGACATGCTCCAGCTCCAGCAGCTGCAGGACTTAGAACAGTTCTTGAAGATGAGCTGGGATGCCTGGATGGACGGCATCGAAGCCCGCCAAACTGCACGGGAGGTCAAATGAGCCAGGTACTGGAAATTGAGGATCTGTGGTTTGAAGATGGTGGTACTCGCCTCTGTGTCAATGCCGTTGTTGACGACATGGTTGTGGTCATTCCGCAAAGCCACCTTTATCCGGCAGAGTGGGGGCCTGCCTTGTGCAGAGGCTCCTTCGACCTTCACGAAGAGGATCTGATCCCCGCCAGCGATGACGGACTCCGCCAACTCCTCACCAACAGAATCGACGACTGGGCCCCAATCGACACGTCCGATTGGGACGACTGAAGCCCGCGAACTTCGGAACTCCGAGGATTACGACGACTGGGAGTACGGCACCGAGCCGATTCCCGGCGACACGCACTGGGTCCGCGCCAAAACGCTGACCCAGCTGTATCGTCACCTGATCTACGTGTTTGCCACCAGCGACACGATCTGCTCCAGCAGACTCGCCAAGCTGGCCATCCACGAGATTCTCAAGTTGCGTCTCACGGATCTCACCCGGATACGCCACCAAGACCCCAGGTATTTCGCATGAACTTTGACTGGTACAACGATTACTATCGGCAGTCCCGAGGTTACGGCCCCGGTGAAATAGCCGATCTCTATCGGCAACCTGCTAAACCCTCCACCTCCGTTCCAAGGGAATTTCAAGGGCGTTTTGCGACGCCTGCTGAATACGACGCTTGGGTGCGCGAGCGCTGGAGCATTTACACCAACGGCTATTGATGACTGAAACCAACGTGGTTCCGTTCTACAGGTCCTTCCTGTTGAGCCAGACCGTTTACTTGGACAAGATCAAGGAGATGCCGCTTCGAGACCTGGAGCTGCTCAACGTCGAGACGTTGGCGGCCCTCAACGAGTCGCGGCACAACTACTCCTTTATCGAGGACAAGCACAGCGACGATGCCAGCTCAGAATTCCGGCGCATGAAAATCGCCGGCTACTTCCAGGCTGCGCTCCAGATCGAGCTTTCTTCTCGCTGATCCTGTACTACACTCTCACCGTTCTACCAACGATCATGCACATTCTTTCTGACGAACAGTTCCAGCAGATCACTACTGCCCTGGAGCACGCCTTCGTGGCCATCAACGCCTGCCAGCACGTTGAACTGGACGTGACCAAGCCGGCAATCGCACCAGCAGCTAAAGCTGTGCGTGCAACCGCTACCCAGTCTCAACCTAAGACTCGTGTGTCGCGCCGCAAGACGCGGGCGGCGTTGACGGAGAAGAAGGTGCTGGAAATTAAGCGCCAGCTGCAGGCTGGTGGCAAGTCGGTCGCCAAGATCGCTAAGGAGTTTGGCGTCCATAGCACCACGATCAACTGCATCAAGTGGAACAAGACGTGGAAACACGTGACGCTCCAGCAGGATCAGCCCACCACGGTGGTGATCTGAGGTGTCGATCCTGTGTGACCATCAGATTGTGTCGCTAGTGCGGCGGAATCTGGTAAGCCCCTACGACCAGGAGTTGCTGAATCCCGCGAGTCTCGATGTGAGACTCGGCGAGAACGTGTTGGTGGAGTCACCGCTGACGCGCCACATGGTCCATCGCTCCATCGTGGGGCACACGCAGGAGGAACCTTTCTTGCTCCAGCCGCATGAGTTCATACTCGCGGAGACGTTGGAGGAGTTTCAGCTGCCTGACTGTATTGCTGGGCAGCTGGCGCTCAAATCCAGCCGGGCTAGGGAGGGGATTGAACATTTGCTCGCGGGGTATATAGACCCTGGTTACAAAGGGCGGTTGACGCTGGAGCTGCAAAATGCACGCGCTATGCACCCAGTTGCGTTGTGGCCTGGGATGCGGATTGCACAGATTGTGTTCCACCGCATGTCGATGTTGCCCGGCAAAGACTATTCGATGACTGGCCGTTACCACGGCGATACCACCGTTCAGGAATCCAAAGGATGAGCGACTTTCAGTTCCAGGTAAGCGACGCGGTGCATCATCCCAGCCATTACACCGCCGGCAAGATAGAAGTCATTGACATCTTGGAGGATTGGGTCCAGCACGCGCCAGACGCTGTGGTTGGCTCGCTCCAGTGGCAATGCCTGAAGTATCTCAGTCGGATGTGGCTGAAGAAGGATCCGCTGGAGGATGCCGAAAAATGTCGGTGGTATTTGAACCGGCTGATTAACACGTTGGCGACCGAGCCTTATCGGAATGAGTGAGCCGAAGAGACCGGCGACGAAGACGTCGTTTCGGGAGGGGTCGATTCCGGGGACGGCGGTGTTGACGCCGCAGAACGCGCTGGATTTGAGGCATCTTTATGCCTCGGGCACTTCTATTGCGGAGTTGGCCAAGGTGTACGGGATTTCATACCAGCACGCTTGGTGCATTGTGAAAAACAGGAAGTGGCGTAATGCGATGCGCCAGGTGTGATTTCAAGCGGATGGACGTGGATCGCACTTGCCGGGATACGGCGGAGTCGATTCTGCGCCAGCGAAAATGCCCGCAATGTGGGCACAAGGTTTTTACGGTCGAGGTTGAGTTGCCTGATGGCGCAGCTCAGCACACCAAAACTGGCGTGTTAAAGCGCCTTCCAGGATTTTTACGTGTTCGTTTTTTCTGATGCAAGTTCCAATCAACAGTCGCCGCTGCATCCAGTGCGGCAGCATCACTACCAATGCCGTCTACTGCTTCAAGTGTTATCGCTCCAGCGATGCAGGGAAAGAGGAGTTGCGGCTGCAGCATTTGTTGAAAAAGCACAAGACGCTGCCGGATGGCGGGGAGTGCCGGACCTGCGTTCACTGGTATCACCGCTGCACGCTGGGGATTCCCGAGGGTGGGACGGTGCTGGCTGAGTTGTGTGCGGCCAAAGAGCTGACAGGTGTGTTAGAGTAATACAGAACACGCCCTACCCGGCATGAACATTCTTCAGGGGATCGAGCACCTGCACACGCTCGACGGCGCCAGCTTTGTGGCGTTTGACGTGGAGACCACTGGGCTCCAGCCAAAATTTGGTGGTTTGCGGCTGCTGCAGCTGGCCACCGTGGATCAAGCGCCCGTTGTACTGGACTGCTGGCAGTTCAGCGATGAGGACTGGATCACGCTGGAAAACTTCTTCACCAAGGAGCGGACCTGGCTGGCACACAATGCCGTGTTTGATCTGGGCTGGCTCCAAGAGCATGAGATTTACCCGGAAGGGCAGGTGCTCTGTTCGATGCTGGCTAGCCGGATCCTGACCAATGGCTTGGCCAACGTGAAGAACGGGCTCCAGCATGTGGTGCGGCGGTATTTGGGCTACGAGATTTCCAAGGAGGAACAGCGCAGTGACTGGTCGGCAGACTTGTCGGTGAGCCAGCTGGAATATGCGGCGAAGGATGTGGTGGTGTTGACGGAGTTGTGGGAGCCGATCATGCAGCGGATGGCGGCTGCGTCGCCGCCGTTGTTGCCGGCTTGGCACCTGGAGTGCAAGGCGTTGCCGGCAATGGCGCAGCTGTGGCGCACCGGGCTTCCTTTCGACAAGGACTCCTTACAACAGCTGATCGAGGACCTCGACATTGAGCACAACGAGGTTGGTGCCAAGTTCATCGAAGACTTTGATGTGGCGCTGCCGGAACACGCCAAGCTGCATCGCGGGCTCGACGGCAACATCCTGTACCAGACAAAGCCTGGGGCGAAAGGTAAGAAAACTGATCCTGATGTTTTTAACCTAAATAGTCCGGTGCAGTTGCTGGCGAAGTTCACCGCGTTGTTGGGTGAGGCGCCTGTGGATATGAAGACGGGGAAGAAAAGTGCGAGTAAGTCTGCGCTCCAGGAATACATTGGGGAGCACAAACTTATTGCGGATTATTTGCGGTGGAAACGTGTAGAGAAGCGGCGGCAAATGGCGGAGACTTTGTTAAAGAATTTGTCGGATGATGGTTTTATTCGTGCCAGTTATCTGCAGATGGGGGCTGACACCGGCAGGATGAGTTGCATGAGTCCCAATCTGCAACAAGTGCCGCGGGACGTGCGTTTTCGGGCTTGTGTGCAGGCACCAACTGGTTGGCGACTGGTTGTAGCGGACTATGGACAGATGGAGTTGCGGCTGGCGGCGGCAGAAGCTCAAGATCCTCTTATGACTCAGGTGTTCCAGCAGGGGAAAGACCTGCATACGATTACAGCGACGCAGATTTATGGGGTCAAGGAAGAAGATGTTACAAAAGAACAGCGGCAAGTTAGTAAATCAGCCAACTTCGGTTTGTTATACGGAAGTGGTGCAAAAGGGCTCAGAAATTATGCAGCAGCAATGGGAATCCAGATGGATCTTGATGAGGCTGCGACGGTGCGGGAAAAGTTCCACGCTGCATATAAAGGCATCTCCAAATGGCAGCGCAACAATGCTCGCGCTGCTGATGCGGCTCCGGACAATCCATCTATCCGCATACGCATGTCGGGCTTGCGGCGGTTTCTACCGGGCGAGAACAATAAACTTACGACCCGTTGCAACACCCCAATCCAAGGAGCTGGTGCCGCCGTCCTCAAACTTACGCTCGGCAAACTGTGGCCGTTCCTTAAAGCAGACGGGGAAGAGCGGGTGCGCTTGGCCGGCGTGGTGCATGACGAGATTATCCTGCTCGTGAAAGAAGAACACGCCGACGTTTGGGCCGCTCAGCTCCAGGCAATCATGGAAGAAGCTGAAGCTAAGTGGCTTGGCGATATTCCACCGCTGGCCGAGGCTAAGGTCGGGTTGAGCTGGGACCAGGCAAAGTGATCCAGGAGGACTTCGAGTATCGGGTCAGGATGTATGCACTCCATGGCCCGATGCACGATGTTTATGTGGTGGCGCCAGATGCGTTCCAGGCGCACCAGCAGGTCAGGCAGCAGTATCCCGGCAGACTGGTTCAGTCCATTGTTCGTGTCGCAAAGTTAGACCAGTGAGTCCAGCCCGCACGGGAAGGGAACTTGTGATGGAGTGGCTCCAGCGGGAGATAAGGCTGGCGAAGACGGCGGATTTGCACAGAATGGCTGCGTTTTTGGAGTGGGCGCGGCAAATTCGGCAGGGGTGTGCCAAGCAGAGGGGTGGGGCGAGGCGGGCGCAGTCCAATGCGTGGCGGAAAAAAGTGGATGAGGATATTCGGTGGTAGGTCTAGTGTGTCTCATTGTGCTATTGTGTATGAGACTAGACCACGTACCATGCCGCTGAAGCACGGATCGAAGCTGTATTGCCAGTTGCTGCTGGACCCGCATCGGTACAAGCTGGCGGAAAATCTTGCGGCTGGGGAAGGTAAAAAGGTGACGGCGTTGCTGCGGGATATGGTTTATACGGCGCTCGAAAAAGCTCTGCCGGCCTCGGAATACAAGGCGGCGGAGGCTGCGGATGAAGCCTTGTGGCGTGAGTCGGTGAAAAAGCGGGTGGAGGGCAGGATGCGCTCCAGGCAAGAACAACCGAAAGCAGGACCGGACGCATAAGACTCAGTTAGATGTCTTCATAGTCTGGTCTGATGGTGTAGGATCTACTAGACTTACACAGTAATTCAATTACAACAGATGACTCGGTATGTGGTTATGGCCGGGGATCGCTGGGTCACAGCGGTCTACGGACCAGGGAATGGAATCGGTTTTACGGCGACCAAGGAGGATGCGTCTAGCTGGGTCACGTACGAGCGTGCTGTCGAGGCGGCGCGAGTTGTTGCTGACCGCACTAACAGCTTTGTTGCTGTTCATAGCATTGAAGAACCCAACTATCCCAAGTCATGGAAATAGTGCCGGCGCAGGGAAAACTTCGGCAGTACGAGCTAACGATTTGGTTGCCCGGTAAGGGTGCCAAACGGGATCTGGTAAAGGGGTTGTCGCTGAATCACGCGATTCAGATGGCAAGGAATCTTTACCCGAATTGCATGGTGGAGGTGCCGCCTGAGGCGGCGCCGAAGCCTAGGCTGGCGCGGTCACATGCTGGTCCCAAGGAAGGACGGAACCGGCGACTCAAACTCGTGGAGAAAAAGCAGAATGAGCACACCAGCTGATTGGGCGACGGAAGCCTGGGCGCGGGTTTGCGTGGATGATGCGCGGACTCGTTTCTTGGACAGATTATATGTACAAGATGGCCGGGACAGTTCCGATCATCCGCTCCATTCGCTGTACACCGGCTTGTACCAGCAGTACATCGAGCAGTTGGAGAAGGGCGACTAGGCCGAGTCGCGGTCTAGGCCAAATTGCTCGGTGAGGTTTTCTGCGGCTTCGCGGATAGCCCACCGGGCTTTTGTTTGCTCCAGCTGGTGGAGCGTGTTCAGGATGAGGGCGGCTTCAAGGAGGCCACGGTAATCGCCGGAATTGAAGCGGTCGATCAACCACTGGTCGGTGGCGGCCTTGTGGAAGCAGGATTCGGTGGTGTGTTCGATGGGGCGCATGGTCACCTAGGGCGAACTTTAAGGAACCAGCCGGTATCGTCACCCTCAATTAGCCAACGAGGCAGCCAGTTTTTGCGGGAGTAGGCGACGCCAGCTCCACCCTTGTGGCTGACGTAGCCACCGTTGACGAGGTTGGCCTCGCCGTAGGGATCGTTGTGGATGAAGTGGGTTGGGGTGAAGCCGACGACGACACTCCAGTGGCCGGTGCCGGATGGGTTGCTCACGGGGCCTTTGTGGAGCCAGCCGACTGGAGTGGGGTAGCCATTGTTAATCTCGTTCTCCAGGTCTTCGACTGTGCCGTCCATCTCGAAGGTGGCGGTTAGTCCCAGGGCTTTGAAGGCAGCGATTTGGGCTTTGGGGTCGGTGGTGTCGCCAAAGCGGGCGCGGAGTTTGTTGTACTCGTAGTCGCCCGAGATCTTGCCGTAATAGCGGGCCACCATTGCGCAGCTGGAGCTGAAGCACTGCCGGTAGCCGGTGGCGCCATCGTCAGGCCCCAACTGATACTCGTAAGCAACCTTTAGGACCTTTTCTTTCGGTTTTACGAGAGGTTTAGCTCCCGCGTGCTGGGTCATCAGCTCGATCAGCTTGCCGGCATAGTTTGGATCAGTTGCGTAACCCTCTTTCACCAGCCATTGGGCGGCTTCTTCGCGGGTGCTGGCGTTGTTGCAGCCTTTGTAGGTTTTGAAGTCTTTGTACCAGTGGTCAACGAGGTAGATGACGCAGGACAGTAAATCGGGGAAGTCGATGAAGCTGTCGGTGATCGTCACCCACTGGTTGTTGATGAACTCTTGGGTTTTGGTGTCGCTGCCCGAGCCCTTAAGGCCGAAGAAGTTGTTGCGGCCTGAAACGAGTTTGCCGTAGCTGGATTCCAGTGCCCACTGGGCGGCAACAAGTTCGGGGAATTTGGCGCCGGCGACGCGGGCGGCTTCGAGCACGCCTTCCCAGGTGTTGGGGAAGTTGGTTTGTTTGCCGGCTACGCTCCAGGTCTTGAACCAGCCCTGGTCGCGGCCGAGAATGTTGGGATTGGCCTTGTTGATGAGTTGTTCCAGCTCGGTGATGGCCGCCATCTGGTGAGGGAGGGCCTTGTAGTACCGGAACAAATCGCCTAGGCGGATCTTGTTGGTTGCCATGACAAGGCCCTCTTCAGTGTCAGCGACGCTTGGGGAATGTCAGGCGGAGCGCCTGGAGCACCAGCTGGATCCAGCTATTGGATTTGAGCTTGCTCATGCCGATGATCTCGCTGCCGGCGGCAACGACGATGGCAACAACAGCAATGGTCTTGTCGTCCATGAGAAATCAGTAGTTCCAATGAAGTTTAGCTGTAGTAGACAAGAGCGCCAGAGCACGTAATAGTTTCTACGGCTACCGTTCGGGTAGCCACTGCCGGGTATGGACCATCGCATCGAAGATGGCGAATACTTAAACAAAAAAGAGGCAAAGTTAAGGTTTAGGCAATCAATCCTGAGCGATTGGGATAACTGCTGCGCGTATTGCGGGGATGACCTGGGGCGTGCAGCAACGCTGGATCACGTTCACCCAAAAATGAAGGGAGGGTTGACGCACCAGCAGAATTTGGTGGCGTGCTGTTTTGCCTGCAATATCGCTAAGTCGTCGGAGGATTGGATTGAGTGGTACCGGCGCCAGCCGTTTTGGACAGAGGAGCGGGAGGATCAGATTATTTATTGGGTTACGGGAGGTCTTGTTGCTTAGGGTCCCAACCCATGCCTTCGAGGTACATCATGGCGATGTAGTGGTCTTCGGCGTAACGGCATACACCACCTTTGCAGGCGCGGTAGTAGATGTCGCCCGAATCGCCGATGAGTTGATCCAGGGAATAGCCGCCGTCATATTCGGTGGTGTGGATGACGGACATCAGCGTCTCAGCTCCAGTTTGATGATGCGGACGTCGTGATCTTTAACGGTGTCTTCCAGTTCACCCACGCGGGCTTTGAACTGTTCTTGATTTTGGATGACTCGTTCCAGCTGGGATGGGACTGTGTAAACGAGATAGCCGATGCCGGTGATCGCGCCACCGGCAAGGAGTACGACGAGGCCGGCGGCGGCTTCTTGCTTTACACCCCGCCAAAAACCAGTGTCAGACGGGGTTTGGCTCACCGCAGGAAAATGCTCTACCTATATTTTATGCGCTGGTCCATCAGCCCTTACCTTGGCCGCGCATCTTTTTGCGCCCGTGGTTAGGGAGGCTGTGTTGCCCTTGGCCTTGGCGGGTGCGCTTGGGTTTGCCGGGCTTGTGCTCGATGCGGGCGGTGCCGGTTTTGGACTTTACTGCCACGGCACACCTGCGGCCTTGCTGGGAGCCCGATGCTCATCCAACTGGCTCTGCAGGGCAGCTTCAATTTCAGCCACCTTCTCGGCGCCAAAAGCATCTTTCACCCAGCCGATCACCGTGTCTTCGGTAAGATCTGCAAACGGGATCAACGTGTCGGGGCGTTCAAATCCGAGGCTGCCGTAGGCACCGCTGTTGTAGGTGCCGTCTTCTGCGGTGACCGTGTAGTGCGCCGTCATCACAAACCCGTCTGCGGTTTCGCGTTCCAAGTTGGCAATCTTCCAGGTGAAGACGGTGGCAGGCTTAGTTGGGGCTTTGGTCATGGTGAAAGCTGGTTCTGTTGTAGTTTAATACGGTCGGCTATTTATGGTTTAACTCAACCGATACGCGACGAAGGTGTTAGCGGCTGTGCGACGTGAGGCAAAACGCCCGGAGGTGCCAGTGGCAACAGAGCCGGAGCCGACGATGGTGTGATCTGTGCCCGCCAGAACACGAACAAGACTTGGACCCGTGTTGATGACGCTCCACTCGAAGGTCATGTTGGTGTAAACGCCGCTGAAACCACCTTCGGTCAAGGTGCCAGTGGGCAACGTCATATCTGTGGCGGCGGCTGACGTGCTGGTGATGATGCCCGTTTTGAGGTTGGCAACAGTCAGCGTTGCAGTGGCGTTAACGGCAGCAGGTGCGCCTTGGTTGTAAGCAATAACCCGGTCGTTAGTGATGCGGAGGGCTTCAGTGGGCGAGGAGGCGCCATCGGCGGTCGTGCTCAGTACGAGCCTGCCCGGCATGTCATTGGTGCCAGGAGTGCCATCTACTAGTCCGGAAATTTGAGCGGCAGTAACAAAGTTAGTTCCGTCGTCTCCAGTAAAAGCAATTCCGCCCAATCCGTCGCCAGATTGAACGATTGCTCGTGTTCCTACACTTGCACCGCGAGATTTATTGAAGATCAGCTCAGAACGGTTAGCGTCAGCACTCCATCGCCCGCTACTGATGTATGCGTTGGCGCCGGTACCCTGTACTTGTAGCCCAGCATTTATGACTGTTGAAATTGTTGTCGACGTGCCAACTAACAGGCGTCCAGAGCTGTCGATGCGGGCGCGTTCGGTGTTGTTGGTCGTAAACGCAACGTGCGACGTGTTTATGTCAAGCTTGCAAGTGGTGTTTGCGAAAACATCAAGCGGAAACTTTGCATTGGTAACATCGTAGAGATACCACTTGCCGCCGCTGACGACATTGCTGCGCCATGTTTGTGCGCCTGTAACCCATTCGAGTTGATTGTCCTCGGTTGAACTTAGTCGCAGTTTGCCATTTACGTCTAGAGTTGCTCCAGGGCTACTAGTCCCCAGACCCAATCGGCCACTGGAGTCCAGGCGCATCCGCTCGGACGCATTAACGCCAAACGCAAGACTGTCAGTGGAATGGTTGTAATCTAGAAAACCAGCCAGTGTTTCGCTACCAGTAGTCCCGTCAGCAAAATAAATACGACTGGCAAAGCTTGATCCAGTAGCAACTGTAATTCCGGCGTTTGCACCTGTGTTGACAATAACAAGATCATCGCCATTTGCGTTGTAGCTGCTAGGGCTCGCCGTCCCAGCACCGATACGCCCACTCGCATCAACAAACAACCGCCCAGTGCCATTAGTTGAGATGGCTACTTGGTTTGCGCCAGGGCTGTAGATGCCGGTGTCAGGGTCGGTGGTAAAGGTATAAGTAGGCGCCGCTGCAGTGCCAAGGCTGACGGCTTCAATCTGACCAGTCGAATCAACGCGAAGGCGCTCAGTACCACCCGTGCTAATTCCAACTGCATCAGCAGCAGGGTTGAAAATACCTGTGTTTGTATCGTCAGCAAACGTGATGCTTGGTGATGCTGCCGAGCCCGATGAAAAGGCGCTGGTGCTACCAGGAATACCGTCCGTGGAAATACCTACCTTTTTCCAAGTATTAGTAGCTGTACAAACGTAGAAGTAACCGTTATCCCAAGTGATTTCGCCGGTAACACCTGTGGCGGTGGATGCGGGGCTGGCGGTTGGAAGGATCGGGCGGGCGCTGAGGATGACGTTGGCGTTAGTAATCGCCAGTTGCGTCGTTAGCGTGCCGCTCTTTTGTACCTTGAACGAAAGCTGACCGTTCTCGGAATTGTTGGTAACACTGACGATGCTGCCTTCAACGGCGGCGTAATCCACCTGCTCTGTGGTGGCGTTGTCGTTGTGGCCACGGAAATAAACCGTGCTGAGCAAGTCGCCGTTTTGTCCAACGGTGGCAGCACCACGGCGTCTATACAGCGTGATGTCAGCGCCACTGGCGGAGTCGTTGTTGGTGGCTTGAACCTGCAGTGCGGTGCTGGTAATCGTGGAGCTGACGTGCAGCGGGAATAGTGGTGTTGCCTCGCTGATGCCGACGTTCGAGCCTCTGAGGCGAACACGCATTGCCGGAGCAGATGCATCGGCGGTCATCAGGTCGAGGATGCCAACCTCAGCGGTGTCGGTGACCGTGCCAATCGTTGACAGGATTTGGGCGTAGGCGTGATCGTTACCGCCGCTGTCCTTGCCGCGAAATTCAATGTTGCCGAGGTTGTCGTTATTCGCCGGGCTGGCACTGTTGCGGTACAGCACCACGTCGGGCGCGGTGTCTAGGCCGGCATCGGTATTTTCGATGATGACCTGATCGGTCGTGTCGCTGCTGAATAGATGCAGTTGGGCTGCAGCCGTACCAGTGCCGAGTTGGAATCCAGTGGTGCTGAATTTACCGGCAAAGGTGCTGTTGGTGGTGAACGCCAATTCGTTGGCGGCTGAGCGGTAGATGCCCGTGACGCCAGTGTCTGCGGTCCAGGCAAGGCTGGGTGCGCCAACGGTGCCGCTGGGCAGATTTCGCAGGAAGGTGCCGTATTGAATCTTCTTGTTTTTGTTGGCCGCCGTGGCTTCGGAACTATCGACGATAGGGAGCAGATCATCCGCCGCTGGTGCGGTGAGTTCTGTCAGGTCTGTGATCTTCCGGTCAGCCATGGCGGTTGTTGATGGTGGTTAGTGAGTAGGACTACGCGCCCTCAAGGGCTGCAACTTTGGCTTCGAGGGTTTCAAGTCGAGTCATCAACGCAACATTTTCCGCAATCAAAGATTCAATTTTTTCTTCGTGCTTTTTAATCAAGCCAATGCAAAAAACACTTATTTTTGAATAATCAAGACTTACTACTTTGTCGTCAACTTTTGCAACTAACTCTTCAAGACCTGCATCTTCAACTTCTTCTGCAATAAATCCATACTCCCAATAATCATATTCTTTTCTCTGGAAATAGCACGGTCTTAAATTCAGGGCTTTGTCAAGTTGCTCGTCTGTTACATCTAAAATATTGCGCTTAAATTGCGCGGACGAAGTTTGAATCGTAATATTACCTGTTGAGGAATCCCAATAAAGAGCGCTAGGTGTAACGCCAGGAGCGCGGTTAACTGAATTAAATGCCAAATTCAGTGCGCCACTATTTGCTGTTCCAGTGCCTACATTGCGAATCCAGCGAAATGCATTTTGGCCTGTCGCTCCATTGTCAAAAAAGTTTATTTCTCCGTCTGCCTGTATTCTCATCCGCTCCGTCGGGCTGCTCGCTCCATTACTGGTCGTAGAAAAAACAAGCCTTCCCGGCATGTCGTTAGCGCCGGGTGCGTCGTCTACAAATGCGGTAATTTCAGCAAGTTGCACAAACTCTGTGCCATCGTTACCCTGAAAAGATATGGAACCAACAGCATTGGTGTTTGCAACAGCAGTATTGCTCCCAATCGAAGTGCCGCCGCTACGTCCAAGAATAAGGATGGGTTGATCAAATTGCTCTGCAGTTGATCTATTTGAGATTAAAGACAAGCTAGAGCTAACAGAAGTAGTGCCTTCTAATTGAATTGATGTTGCAAAAGTGGTATTAAAGAAATTACTACGCGCAGTCGTCGCTCCAACCAACAACCTGCCGGAGCTGTCGATGCGGGCTGCTTCTGCGCCGCCTTCGACAAACGCAAGGGTGTCGGCTGCAGGGCTATAAATGCCGGTGTTTAGGTCGCCAGTAAATGTGATCGACGGCGTTCCAACTGCGCCAAGAGGATGAACAACTGGCAGCGTTGAAGTTGTTGCTGTAGTGCTTACTTCAAAGCGTGATGTGCCACCGGCGCTGATGCCAACCTGATCGGTGCCAGGGCTGTAAATGCCGGTATCGGTGCCGCTGTCCTTGAAGTAAATCGACGGGGCGGCGGCGGTACCGTTTTCAAATGCGATATTGGTCCATTCGCCGTCGAGCTGGAATAGTGTGATCCATGCCGAGTTCGCTGCATTTCGCAGCTTCATGACCGTTGGGCTGCTGCCCGTATCCGCCCACCACTGGTAGGCATAGGTTGTGGTCGGTTCAGTGGCGGAGGAATTATTGGTTGCGATGGCAGCCAGCGCGTTGTTCAGGTCAGCACGCACTGCAGCGCCGGAGGCATTGCTAATGATGTAATCGTGGGTTGCCATCGTTAAGCCTGTTGGGTGCCGTAACCGTTGGCCACGTACTGGAATTGCCTGCTGACCGCTGTTCCGGCGCTGTTGCGGAAGGTCACGGTGAAACCAGTGCGACTAGCGGATGTGATCTCATAGTAATCGCCAGTGTTCAAATTAAAAGCGGTCAGACCCAAAGCTGGTGTTTGGTAAAACGCCTTCGCGTAGGTCACGGCGTAGGATGCGGTGCCGCTGGTGATCGTGCCGCTGTTCTCCGTGCGGGACTGCATCACCATTTCATAGCCCAGCTCGTCGATCAGTGGTGTCTGGTCTGTGCGGGCGCTGATCAGCTCAACCTTGAACTGGAACTGACGACCGGCGTAGCTGCCGTTGTACATCGGGAACCACTCGCCAAAATCAATGTCGGATTCCAGCTCAAAGCGGTCTGGGCTGCTCTCCAGCAGCAGTTTGTCGCCGTCCTCCAGCAGCATGAAGGTATCGACGGTGGCCACGTCGCTGGAACGGAAGTAGACATCGGCACTGGTGTCATCAGCCAAGGCGCCATCGAAATCGCTCCAGCGGTCAATCAGTTCTGAACGGCTGTCGATTGTGTCGGCTGGGTACAGGCCGCGAGTGGTGAGCGTGCGGCGGAAATCAACGGTGAACTTTGCGCCAAGGTCAACGATGTTGGTGAAGTAGTAGCGACCCGCGAGCAACTGCTGGCCGGTAAAGTCCATCGCGCCGATGGCGTCAAAATCAATAATTTCATCCACCGTCTCACTGCCATCCAGCACGATGGCGTCGTAATCGGCGTCGTAGCGGGCATCATCAAACTGCCCTTGGTATGGCGGTACGGTCTGGTCTTCGCGGACAGTAGTAATACTTAGCGGTGGGATGGCATCGGGCTGATCGAAGATGACGCTGGTGGCGTTCTGACTCCGCAGGCCAGCCGGATCTTGGAACTTGAGCAGGTATTCGCCGTCGATCTTGGGCAGCAGGGCGTAGGTGGTTTCAGCGCCAACGCGGTCCGTCAGCAGGGTCGAGTCTTGCCATTCGCCGGTGCCATCGGTCTTGGTGCTATGGCGGATGATTGCGGTGAGGAAGCCGGGTGCTGCAATCGGACGCGACCAACGCAGCATCACCTGATTGTTGGCGATCTGTTCAATCGTGACGTTCTCAGGATCAATCGGTAGTTGCTGAACAGAACCCGTCGGGTTGGCCGTGGATGCAAACGATGGAACCGTAAAAGTTGCTGAAACCGCTGGTGCGCTCTTGTTAAATCCCAGCCCGTATGCCGTGACGGAAACCAGCAGCTGGAAACTTTCGGGCAGGCCAATAATTTCAATGTTCGGGTTGTTGGTGCGAAATGTGCGGCTGTTGCCCTGTGCGGTGTTGTAAGTAACGTCATAGCCGAAGGTGGCACCACCAGCGCCTTTTGCCCAAGAGATGTTGACCTGCGTAGTCAGCACCGTGCCGTCGCGCACCTGACCGGCGTTAAAGGCGATGTTTCTGACTGACGGCGGTGCGGAATCAAACGTGGTGATGTCCGGGAACTGCAGGTTCTGACCGTTATCAACCGAGGCGTAGATGCTGTCGTTATGCACCAAGCCGGTGATTGCGTAGGTGCCGTCGCCGTTGTCTGATGCGCTGATGCAACGGAACTTTTGATTGGCGACGCCGCTGGTGGTGATTGACCAAATCGACTGGGCGTTGGGTGCAGCGGTGAACGCACTGCTGACGTTGATCGTGCTGCCTGAAACGCTGCTGATGTTGCGGGTTTCGACCGTGCCATTGGGCAGCAGGCAGGTCAGTTGTGGGTTAGAGCCAGACGGGAGCGTGATCGACTGGTCAGCAACGATGGCGCTGGTGGTGGAGGAGGAGACGCGACCGGAGATGCGGGTGCCTTGGCGGAGTGAATCGGCAACGGCGAAGATCTGACCCGGCAGCACCACGGCACCCTGCAAGCCAGTGCTGAACGAGATCACCTCATCGTCGAGCGCCTCGG